TTCCGATCTGACATAAACCGCTGCATCGAAGAGGCTGAGACCTATCCGTGGTTTGCCGGCCTCTCAGAGCCGCGTCAGGCGGTGGTGATATCTTTGCTCTTCAATCTAGGCAAGCCGCGCTGGGATGGCTTCAAGAAGGCTCAGGCAGCGATTGCGGCGGGTGATATGGCTGAGGCCAGCCGCCAGCTACTCGACAGCAAGTGGGCGCGGCAGGTTGGCAAGCGCGCACATGAAATGGCGGCACAACTGCAATCAGGAGAATGGAAATAATGGCTGAGGTTACTTTTGAGCGCATCCTCAAGTGGCGGCTGTTGCCACGCGGCATGATGCTGGTGATGACGTATGCCTATCTGCAAACGCTTTTCTGGTTCCAATCGTTGCCGCCCGACGCAATGACGACGCAGGCCGCAGGATTGACGGCAACCGTTACGGGCGCGATGACGGGCGCTTTTGGGCTTTGGCTCGGAAGTGAGAAGTCATGATCCAAGCTCTGATCGGACCCGTGACCGGGCTGCTAGATAAATTTATCGAGGACAAGGACCAGAAGGCAAAGCTCGCTCATGAGGTTGCTACGATGGCCCAGAACCACGCTCAGGAGCTTGCCAAGGGGCAGCTAGAGATCAACAAGGCAGAAGCGCAGCACCGATCCATCTTTGTCGCTGGGTGGCGCCCGTTCATCGGCTGGACTTGCGGCATCGCTTTGGCGTGGCATTTTGTGCTTGCGCCGCTGACAATGTTCGCCTGCGGCGCTATGGAGATTTACATACCTGATCTGCCAGTCTTTGATATGGACAGCCTCATGACTGTGCTGCTCGGCATGCTCGGTCTCGGCGGTCTCAGGACCGTGGAGAAGGTCAAAGGCCTCACCAAATAAAAAGACCCCGGCGCGAGGCCGGGGTAAGTTTCGGGAGGAAACGCGGGACATAACGCTGCCCGCAAGCGATTAGTCATCGTATTCATCTTCCGGCTTTTCCACAAGCCCCAAGCCTTCGCAGCGCGGGCATTCAGCCATCCGATCCTCGAGGTAGCCGCCGCGCGTGTAGTCGATGACGGCCATCTCTTGAGGGTATTCGCCCTGACCTTCGCAGTCAGGGCATTCGATTGGGTCTATCATGATGCCGCCCAATTATTGTGTTCAGTCAGCCAAGTCATCGCGTCGTTCCGCTCCACAAGCTGAACTTGGTGGGCAATGACGTTGCTGACCTGCGGCTCGTCAGAGACCAGCTTGTGGAAGCTGACCGTTTGATCGACCGCCTTGTCGAAGTGGGTCTTGGCGTCCGCATGCTTGCGGAACTCATCAACGCGAAAGCAGGTTCCATCTGCGCGAAAAAGTCTAAGCTCAAAGTAAGTCATGTTATTCTCCCTTCTGGGGCGGGGCCGTTAGGCCGCCGCCTTTTTTTCTGCGATTACCTGCCAAGCGCGGTCAATATCCTTAGCAAGCTCGTTGAGGCTATAAACCAAAGTCCACTTTTTATACCGGCCCGGCTTGTTCACAACTTCCCGCAGCCAATTCGCATAGTGGTTGTCGTACTTGCCGTACAGCATGTGAGCGCCTGTGAAAAATCTGTCGCCGTGGCAGAAGTCATCAAAATCCGGCAACTTGGCGACAAGGCCGTTAGGGTTATACAAGTGAAACATGACGGTCTGGTCTTTGGTCATGCCCTTCGCGCTGGTGGCGGTCTCGAAAATCTGCTCTGTAGTAAACTTGATCATCGTGGTCTCCCGTTTGGTTGTTCTACTCTTGTCCTACTAATATGGACGCATATCACAACAATATCAACCCCAACAACCAAAAAAAATGAGGGGGCCAAAAACCCCCTCAAAAACTGTTATATAACATATATAACAGACATTACACCTAGCGGCTGGCTTGTCACGCCGCCAGCTTGAGGTGCCGGGACTTGCCATAGCCCCGCTCAAGGTGGCCCTTCGCCACAAGCTGACTGATCAGCGAGTAGGCGGCGGTCTTGCTGCGGCCAGTCTTGTCCGCCACCTCTTGCACTGTGGGCGCATACCCATAGCGCTTGATGTGGCGCGTGATCATTGCCAGCACGGTGTGCTGCTTCGATGTCAGCGGCTTCATTGCCTCACCTCCTTCACTGTCAGGGTTTTCTGCCGGGTCACGCTCTCGGGCTTGGCCGGCACTGTCTTTGCCGGCTGCGCCTTCGAGCGCCGCATCGGCCACTTGATGTAGAAGCTGGACCCGTCAACCGTGACGCTGCCCTCTTCATGATTGCCGAGTATTTCCTTGAGGCCAGCCTCGGCAATGTCGATCTGCTGCTCGGCTGACTTCTTGTCGGCCTTGGCCTGCACCAGCATCTCCGCGTAGAACTCGCCATCCTCGATCTCGTTCAGATCGAGAGGCGGCGCCACGTCGTCCACGCGATCCCACGCCACGTTGCCGTCGGCTGAGGTGTACACGTCGTACCAGTCGATGTCGCGCTTGCGCCGCTCGAAATCGTGGATCGCGTCGATGATCTCATCCCGCTCGTCCTCGTCCACCCGGTACAGGAATATCCGAAGCTCATTGCCGCGATACAGGACGCACACAGCGCCCCAAGCGTAGCCGGTACACATCATCTGCCCCTGTAGCTGCATCGGGCCTCTGTGCGGCGCCGGCACGTCCTCAGCGGCATTCGCCGTTACCTTTGCCTCCAGAACGCCGAGGCCGGTGGTATCGACGCTGCCACCCTGCGGCACATAGATACCATTGGCCGGGTCGTGCGTGAACACCTTGCTGCCCAGCCCGTGACCGTCCAGCGAGCAGGCGAATGGCAGCACGTCGTGGAAGATCGCCTCGTCGAACTCCGTTTCCAGAAGCGTCAGCGACAGGCGCTTGGCCGCGTTCTTGAGGATCACGCCCTCAAGCTCATCGCCCCAAAACATTGGCTCGGTCTGAGGCAGGTAGTCGGGCGCGTCGCCTGCCTCCGCCGCGATGGCTCGCTTGAGCGCCTCATTGGGCGTGGCGTATGGGCTGCGGTTGCGGATCACCGGCAATATTGACGCGGTGACGATGTTGTCTGGTGTTTTCTTACCGACCATCTTGGGTCTCCCTTGTGAAAATGTAATCTTCGTTTTCGAGCGTCTTGAGCCGGTGACAGCGGACGCACAGTGGTTGATAGATCGCGCGAGGGTCCAAGCCCTCGCGCACCATCCGATTGATGGCATTGGTGTTGTGCTGGCCGTTCTGCTTGACCGCGCCCCCGTGCCTGTGCGCCGGGACAATGTGGTCAAGCTCGAGCAGCCGGTGGTCGCTTTCGCCGCAGGCCTTGCAAGCCCCACCGACGGCGGCTATCGCGTCGGCCCTGCGCTTCATACGGGACCGACGCTGGACCGTATCCTTGGCCCTCATTCCGCCGCGACGGCGCCTTCGAGGCGCTTGGTCTTGGCCTTCCAGATGCCAGCCTGCCGCCGGGCGCCGTTCATCTCGGCGCGATGTTCGCGCTTGATGTTGACGACCACGTTCTCTTTGCTGGCCACCTCGTCGCGTAGGTCAGCGTTCTCTTGCTTGAGCGCCTCGACCTGCCGGTGCATGTCGTTGACCCGGTCAGCAATCTTGCGGTAGCTGGCGCCGGCCTCATCAACGGCGAGGCGAAGGGTGGACAGCAGACGGACATAGTCCGGGGTTACGATTGAGCCGGTCATGATCTTGTTGTCCGCCTCGTCGATGATCTTCTTGTACGTTTCGATATTCATTGGTCTCTCCTTTTCTATTGACCAAACCGGGCGATAAGCGCCCACCAAGTGTAGGACCGTGAGGCCTCTACGCCGAACACCCAGAGCCAGTCGACCCAGCCAAGGGTGAAGGCGGTCAGGATGACCGCCCCAATGATGTCGTCGAGGCGGCTCATGAGAGATACCCCCACTTATTGTGAAACTCGACCAGAGCCTCGATGCAGTATTCGACCTCCTGCCAGTCGTAGCAGTAACGCCCGTCGTTATTGCAGCAGGCGTCGCGGTGAGCCGGGTGACTTTCGTCATACGCCGCCTTGTGGATCAAGTCCTCAAGCTCGTTGCTGGCGTAGACATATTTGATCGGCTCCTCGCCAAACCCGATTTGGTCAAGCTCATAGCCAATGCCGGCGTCGGGGTTATCGCGCATCAACTTGCGGGCGCGGGTGCGGCAGGCGTCAGTCTTTTGAGACTTGGGCCGCTCGATGACCGGCACACGGATTTTGCCGTCGTCCGCCTTGGGCGTTAACTCAAAAACCGAAGTGACCCGCGCGCGGCGCTTGATGCGCTTGTCCTTTACGCTGACGATATCCCCGACGATGCCGCACACATAGCGACGGCCAGTGACAATCTGCCAGTGGTTGCCGGCGATCAGCAGGAACACGCGACCCGGTGTGCGCTCCGACACGGTCTGACGTAACCAGCCCGCCAGCGTCGGGTTGCCCTCGCCGGCAACGCGGTAGGCGACGCTGCTCATCCTGATGCCGAGCGCGTCAAAGGCCGCGTCAATCTGTCTGGTCGAGGTGCCACGCACGGCGTGGACCGAGGTGAAGATACTGCGGATGAGCCGCGATGCGTCGCCGGTGGTTATGCCCGACATGATCGACAGGACGGCGGGGCCGCAGTAGCGGTTCTTGTCACGCTTGGTCGTGCCGTGGTTCACGGGGCGGACCTTAAACGCTGCGATCTTTTTTGCTTCTATAGCCATAACAATCTCCCTTTGTTGGCTGTTGGGGCGGGGCCGAAGCCCCGCCGGTTGATTAGATGATTGGCATCAGGTCTGTCATGTGCCAGCCTTCGAGGCGCTTGCTCTGCTCTTTGATGGCGCGCTCAGTGTTGGCAATCATGCTAGAGCGGCGATACTCCTTGCCGTCCCAAGTAGTGTAGATTGGGTCGTCGCTCTCGGCGAGCGTCTCAAGCTGGCGCTCAAGCTGGCGGATGTGGCGTTGCAGCAGGTCGCAATTTCTCTCAAGCGGAGGGTAGTGGCTGCCCTCGCACTCGCCGTGGAAGCGACCGAGAGAGTAAGCGCTGCGCCCCACGCGATAGCCGTGCTTGGCGATGCGTCCGCTGCGCTTGCCGACCTTGTGGACTGCGCCGCAAATCTGGCAGGTGCCGAGGTGTGTGGCTTGGTTGCCAGTCGGCTGCGCTGCAACCTTCGGCTTCAGGGTCGGCTTGATCACCGGCATCGCCTTGATCTTGTCAAGCTGATCGGCGAGGAAACGGACGCGGTCAGCGCGCTCAGGGCCAATGGCGACCCGCAGGATTGGGGTGTGCTTCGAGCGGATGCGGTGCAGGTCGTTTGGCACATCCCAAAAGCTCAGGCCATTGGCCTCCAGCGCGGCGTAGTCAAGCCCCTTCGTCAGCATGTCATAGGCGCGGCTCAGGTACTGGCGCGCATCCTTGGCGGCTGCCTTGGTCGGGAAGCTGCCATCTTCGCAAAGCTCAAAGGCTTTCTGAACGTAGTCGGTGTAAGTCTTGGTGGTCATCGTGGTCTCCCATTTAGTTGTTCTACTCTTGTCCTACTAATATGGGCCATCTTGACTATATATTCAAGTGATATATGCTCTTTTTATAAATTATTTTGCAGGAGAGTTAAGTGTCTGAAATTAAACCAACATTGCTGCGGCTCCGAACATCGACCACCGCCGCACTAAAAGAAGAATTGCAGTATTCGGCGCACCGAAGCATGTCCGCGCTGGCTGACGAGATCATCGAGATGGGGCTGCGCGTCAAGGCGCGGGAGCGAGCCGAGGCCGCCAACGGCGAGGCTGCGACCAAGCTGGCCGGCAGTGTCTGCTGATGGTGAACGGGCGCCAGAAGGGCGCAGCGTTTGAGCGCCAGATCGCCGGCATGCTACATGACGAGCTTGGTATCAAGTTTCGCCGCAACCTCGATCAGTATCAGCAGAAGGGTCTGGACGACCTGACGCCGGACCAGCCGTTCCCGTTCATGCTGGAACTCAAGCGATATAAGGACCGCGTCGAGCCGGGCTGGTGGGATCAGATTTGCAGCGCCTGCCGTTCAGGGCGGAACGCTAACGACGCATTCCCGGCGCTGATCTGGAAGCTGGACCGGCAGCCGATCAACGTGCGGATACCCATCGAGGCGCTGGTTGTGCTTGGCCGGGATGACGCGGCGACGCATGACCCGTATGATTGGCGGTACACCGCGACGCTATCGTGGGGTGACTGGATTATGGTTTGCAGGGAGTTGCTATCATGTACCAAACAATCATAGCGTTTTGCTTTGCCATCAAGCTGGGCGGCGAGCCAGCCAACCCGTGCTGGATGGTGAAAGAGGACACCCGGTTCTACACGATAGAGGAGTGTCATCACTACGCCGAGCGTCAAGAGGCGACAGTCGCCGCAAAGCTGGCGCATGACTATGACATGCCGCCGGTAGTCAGTGTGCAGTGCGGCACTTATGAGGGCATGCGGTGAGACCAAAGTACGAGACGCCGGGCGACCTAGCCAACGAGCAGCACGTCGCCGGCGTGATGGACGGTCTGGGCTACGGCCTCGAGAAGCTGCCGGTTCAGTACCGGCTCGACTTCGCCATCTTCAAGGACGGCGAGTGCCTCGGCTTCGCTGAGGTTAAGACGCGCAGCTTCGAGATGAGCAAGTACCCGACGGTGATGATATCGCTGTCGAAGGTGATGACCGCCAAGGTCATAACAGAGGCCACGGGATTGCCGTGTTATCTGATCGTGAAATATAGCGATGTGATATCACGGCTTGACTTCTCTGATCCGTATGAGTTACGGATGGGAGGCAGGGCAGATCGCGGAGACCCACAAGACCGGGACATCTGTGCGTTCTACCCTATCGAGCGGTTCACGATTGTGAGCCACATATAGTTGTCGTTATCGTTAAGGAGATACAGAGAAAATGGCACTAGGATTTTCAACGCAGGCCACAGGCTCAAGTGGCGACATTCTTCCAATCGTAAAGTGGGATGCCAAGGGCGGCGATCTGATCCGGCAGGATCGGACGCAGGGCGCCGACGGCATGTGGGTGAAAGATGAAAGTGAGGTTGCCCTACCAGTCAAATTCATTATGGACCTCGAGAGGATCGAAGTTGGGTTTCTCTCGTTCGCATCGGGAGCGCCTGACTTCCGCGTGGCAAAGATCGGAGAGCCGCGCCCGGAATGCCCGCCTGACCTTG